GGGTCTATTCCGTTGAAGTGCATTGTTGAGACAAAGACCGCACCTGGCGTTGCGGATGCGCTGGATCACGTGAAGGTCAAGCATGTGACGGGCGGGGTTTCGTTGTTGTATTTCAAGACGTATGAGCAGGGTCGTGAAAAGTGGCAGGGCGAGACGCTAGATGTGGTGTGGTTCGATGAGGAACCACCGCAGGATATTTATATGGAAGGGCTGACTCGGACGAATGCTACGGGTGGTATTGCGTTCATGACGTTTACCCCATTGTTGGGCATGTCAAATGTGGTTAGGCGGTTTCTCATGGAGAAACCAGCAAATACTGCGGTTATCACAATGACGATTGATGATGTGACGCATTTCTCGGAAGAGCAGAAAGCATCAATCATTGCGAGTTACCCTGAACATGAACGCGAGGCGCGGTTACGCGGTATCCCGACGTTGGGAAGTGGAAAGATATTCCCTGTATTGGAGTCATCTATCAAGTGTGACGCATTTGATATACCGAGGCATTTTGTGCAGCTTGGCGGCATCGACTTTGGTTGGGATCACCCAACGGCGGCGGTTTGCATGGCATGGGATAGGGATGCCGACGTAGTCTATGTAACGAAAACCCACAGGATGAAAGAAACTACTCCGGTTATGCACGCTGCGGCATTGCGTCCGTGGGGGGAATGGTTGCCGTGGGCTTGGCCGCATGATGGCTTGCAGCACGATAAAGGCAGTGGGAATACCTTGATGGAGATTTATCGCGCACAGGGACTGAAAATGATGGATGAGATGGCGACGTTCGAGGATGGCGGAAATGGAGTCGAGGCTGGCCTAATGATGATGCTGGATATGATGCACACCGGGCGGTTCAAGGTGTTTTCGCATCTTGAAGATTGGTTTGAAGAATTCAGGCTGTACCATCGCAAGGAAGGGAAAATCGTCAAAGAATATGATGATTTAATTTGCGCGACCCGCTATGCTTATATGATGCGCCGTTATGGAACTACAGTTGGCGGCGTAAAAAATGTACCATTACGGTATAAACTACGGCGTGTAGCCTAAAGGATCGACAAATGCGAATGACAGAATCCGACTTGCTGAGTTTCCTCGATTCTGAGGCATCGGCGGCGTATAAATTCACTGACGGCGAGCTTGGCAGTGACCGTGATAAGGCATTGAGAGCTTACATGCGAACGCCTTACGGAAATGAGATGGAAGGGCGAAGTTCGGCTGTGTCGTCTGACGTGTTTGATGCGGTTGAAGGAATGCTCCCTGATTTGTTGGAGGTATTCACGGCTAGCGACAAGGCGGTTGTGTTTGAGCCGATTGGCCCGGAGGATGTCGAGATGGCAGAGCAGGTAACGGACGCCTGCAATTATGTGTTCTACAAGAAGAATAACGGGTTCCTGATACTCTACACGGCCATCAAGGACGGCTTGATGCTCAAGACGGGTGGAATCAAGTGGTATTATGAGACGGTCAAGACGCCAACAGTAAGTCGTTATGTCGGTGTTGATGAAATGCAGATTGCCCTGTTTATGCAGGAAAATAAAACGGCTGAAATTGTGCAGAAAGAGCTGGCCGACCCTACGCCGGAAGATTTGCAGCAGTCACAGATGACTGGACTGCCACCGCCACCGCGGTACACGTTCAAAATCAGGACTGTCGAAGAAATAGGGACGGTCAAGGTTTGCGCATTGCCTCCAGATGAATTGCATGTTTCGCGGAAGCATAATTCGATTACGCTGGACAACTGCCCCTATGTTGCACACGTAACAAAAAGAACACTGTCCGAAGTTAGGCAGATGGGGTACACAGTCAGTATAGATGACATCAATGCTGCGAAGAATGATAACTACACGTTGAGTGAATTTGCTAATGAGCGGCAAGGCGGGCGCTTCGGTTGGTGGAACGACGATAATCCTTCAGATGAAACAATGCAAATGGGATTTTTGCGGGACGAGTATGTGCTTGTCGATTACGATGGAGATGGCATTGCAGAGCGCCGCAGGATTGTCCGGCTTGGGGATGTGATTCTTGAGAATAGCGAATGTACGCATGTTCCGATTGCAGCATGGACTCCGTATATCCTCACACATCAGTTTGCAGGTATTTCGGTTGCTGATCTTGTTGAGGACTTTCAGAGAATCCATACCGAGATCGTGCGTCAGCAGTTGGACAATCTGTATCTGGCGAATAACCAGGAAACCATCGTTCAAACAGATCCTCAAGGCAATCCACTGGCAAACATCGACGACCTGCTTAATCGCAGGCCAGGTGGCGTAATCCGAGAGCGTGTTGCTGGTGCAGTACGTCCGTATCAGGTGCAGTGGCAAGGTATTCAGGCCATGCCGATGATCGAGCAGTTGAGCGTGGAGAAGGAAAACCGGACAGGCTATACAAGGTATTCGCAAGGAATGGACGCTAACTCGTTGAACAAGACCGCGAGGGGCATGACCATGATTATGAATGCCAGCGCCAAACGGATGAAGTTGATGGCGCGGATCATTGCGGAAGCGATGGTAGCGCCGATGTTCAAGGGGATATTCAAGACGCTGACGGAATTCGGCATGGAGAACATTTCGTTCCGGTTGAATGGAAAGTTTGTATCCGTCAATCCGCAGGAGTGGCGCGACCAATACGACATGACGATCAATGTTGGCATTGGCACTGGCGACGATGTACAGAAATCGCAGATGCTCGTGCAGATTGCTCAGGCGCAGGCTGCTGTAGCTCAGTCACCCTACGCGGAACGGCTGCTTAACCCGAAGAAGATTTACAACGTGCAGGCTAGGCTTGCAGAGACAGCCGGATTCAAGAATCCGAGTGAATTTTGGGTTGACCCTGATAGCCTTCCCCCGGCGCAACCAAAGCAGGCACCGCCTGATCCAAAGATACTGCTGGAGCAGGCCAAGTTGCAGAATGACGTGAATAAGACGCAGGCAGAGATGCAGATCGAGCAACAGGGCAATGCCGCCGAGATGGAATTCAAGCGGCAGGAGGCTGAGTTGAATCGTCAGCATGAAATGGCAATGACTGAATTGAAACTGGAATCAGCGGAGCGGATTCGCGCTGCTGAGTTGTTGATTGAGCAAACCGGCGGCATGGAGCGGGCAAGTAGCAGCCAAGAACCTGATAGTGATGACTCCGATAAACAATCGTCCGCCGTTGAGATTATGCTAGAACACATGCAGACTACAATGACCGCTCTTGCAGAATCAATAGCCGCTCCAAAGGTGGTAGTGAGAGACGATAATGGGACGGTTGTCGGCATTCAGATGCTGGGTGGAGAAGGTTCTATACAGAAGTCAGTAATCAGGGATAATCAAGGAAATATCGTTGGACTTCATTGATGGAGGAACTATGACGCAACCACTTATCTTTACCAGCAAAGGGAATCTTCCACTTGCAGACCTTCATCATGAAGTAATTGGGAGTGTAGGAATAGTAAGTGCGAATGATGGAACTGTAGTTAATGGCCACGGTTTCATCATTACCGATACGGCACCCCGCCTATGGTGGAAGCGCAAACCACGGAAGTTGGATGACAAGGAAGCAGAAGAAAAGATTTTCAAGGTCGCCAGAGTAATTGAGCGTGTGGTGAAACATGTTGCTAATTCCAACGAACCATCTGTATCGAAAGAAGTATATCGAAAGGCAGCATACGCAGAAGTAGCACCATTACTGCAAGAAATGCCTGGATTCGATTGGTCGCCAATGTTCAGGGCAATACTGATGCAGAGCAAATTGCAGGAGCAGAACAGAATTGCAGCAGAGCAGGCCGGAATTCTAGCAAAACAGGAAATTGAACGTATCAAGCGCATTCGGGATGATGAAGAAGCATTGATAGTTTTACTTATGGGAGCATAGGCATGGACTACGAAAAAACACAGGCAGATATAGATAAAGGCCGGAAAGCAGAAGAATTACTGGAAAACGAGTTACTTAAAGAGGCGCTGACTGCCATCGAAAAGGAAATCAATGACCAGTGGCTTGCCTGCCCTGCGCGAGATAAAGAAGGAAAAGAGGCGCTTTGGCAATTAGCAAAAACTATAGAAAAGTTCAGAAACATATTGACAGGATATGTAGAAGGTGGCAAACTTGCCACAGACCAGTTCGCCAGATTTGAGAAAGAAAGCAAGTTGCGGTCTTTCCTGAAGATGGCTTAACTAAAGGAGTACTTAAATGAGTGAAGCGGAAGACACCAATCCTGAATTGGAAGTGTCGATTGATGATGTAGCTAATTTGCTGGATACGACCGACGAATTGCCAGATGAAGGCAGTGATGAGGAAGTCCGCGAGGACGACGCCGAAACGCAGCCGGAAGATGACGAAGAAGTTGAGTACGAAGGCAAGACTTACAAAGTGCCCAAGGAGTTAAAGGGCGCTTTGATGAAGAACGCTGACTACACACAAAAAACGCAGGAAGTCGCCGAGCAGCGCAAAGCAGTTGAAGATCGCGTTGAATCACTCAATCAGCGTGAAAAACTGATGGCGCAAACGTTCGATAAGGCAGTTGAGTTCCACGACATCAAAAACAGGCTATCCCAGTACGAGCAAATCGACTGGCAGAATCTTGTTGATGCCGACCCGGTGCAAGCCACAAAACTCAATCTGGCCTATCAGCAGCTTCAGCGCGAAGCACAGCAGAAGTATGGCGAGTTGCAGCAGGCTCAATATCAGGCGCGAGAATTG